AGTTTCAAAGCTAGCAACCATAGACTGAACAAAACCATCCATTGCCTGCATGGAACGTGTGCCAAAGCGAAGCCAAGGATGGTTAGCTAAGTCATTCATGTCACTGACTTGCTGCATCAACACTTGTGGACCTAACTCACCTTTAGCAGCTTTTGCATCAGCAAATGCATTAAGGATTTCAAGCTGCTTAATATTTCTAAGACCAACATTATCTCTGACATCAACTACGTAAGGATCAAGAGCTGATCTTTTAAAGATTTGCCCCATGTATTCAGTTGACTTAGATACAGCATCCAACATGTTGCTGTACTGATACCAACCACGTCTCATAGAGGCTGTATCAAAATTAAGGGCAGCACCAGCGAATGTTCTAATTGGCTTTTCAATCAGCAAATGACTGCCAGAAATTAAAGCCTTAATAGGTGTAGCTAATCCACTAAGCGTTGAGTTATAGACATTAGCAAAAACCCCATCAATAATTACTGAAGGAACTTTCTTGTCAAGATCAACAAAAGCTTTACTTAATACACTTGTGGATTTACTGAAGTACTGATTTAGTGAATGGATAGTCTTTACATTACCGTCAGTAAATTCATAAGCCATCATGAGAGGAGCAAGCAACTCTGGTGCTTCTTCATTAATGCGGCGGAGATTATCTACCGTTTCCTTAGCTTCTAATTTGTATCGCTCAATAGCAGCAAGAGTAGGATTCTTTTCACCTTCGATTGCCTTAGTTATACGTCTAGCTTCAGCAGCGTCATAAGCCTTGGAACCTTGCATAGTCATCCTGTTCCAGAGATTCGTAAAGTTAAGAGCCCTACCACGTGCATAGGCAGTTTGGCCCTTAAGAGACATAAGGAACTCAATCCGATCCAAAACCATTTCTTGTGCTCGTTGAATAGAGGCACCGCCATTACCTAAACGAACACTTTGAGACATATCAGAGATCTGACCTGCTAATGAAGTAGCGAGGTAGCCTCTTGCTCGGAGTTCATCCATTTGCATGAAATCGTCCATGTAGGTTCTAATCGCTTTAAACACACCGGCATAGCCCTCATCATTTAGGACCGTCACACCTGTATTTACATCAGTTCCAGTGAAAGCTTTGATGTACTCCTGCATCTCGCCAATTTCCATATCAGCAAGATCCGCAGCAATATCATCACCACGACTAACAATCTGAACATGGGAAAGGTATTTGCCAGAGGCAGTTTGATAACCATATTCACCAGCTTCCTTCAAGGTTTCAGCAAGACCTTTAATAATGACTTGCTCGTTGTAAGTACTTTCAAGTCCAAACTTAAGTGCAGCATCAGTGAATACACTGCCCACACGACCATAAACGGTATCAATATTTTGAAATATACGTGCAGCATCAACAGAGGCACCAATGATGCCTAAGTCATCAGCTGACCGAATACCCATTTCCTCATAGCCATAAAGGTCGTGATAACCAAAAATAGGCTTGTCTGGGTCAACTGATCGCTCAAAGTTGAAAGTTCCTAGTTCATCAAGAGCTTCAGCACGTTTACGTGCAGACCTCTCTACAACATCTTCTACAGTATCGTCAATAACAACGTGTCTTTTGAAAAAATATTCTGTTTTTTCACTTTCAGGAATCCATTTAGATGCAATTTTAGCACCATATTTTGCTGATGCAAACTTAGCTAAACCAAGTAGCAAGTCTGAAGTCAAACCAAGACCAGCACCTTCAAGAACATTTTTACCACGCTTTTGATCAGGTGAGTCGCTATCTAAAGTTGCAATATCATCAGGAATCCAACCATAAAAACGAGGCCATGTTTGTTTCAATGTACCTGCAAGATTGTCATCTGTTTCGTTAAATGGGACAACATAGTCAACTAAAGCACCACTACCAGCACCAAAGGTTGTAGCTCCTAACCATTTGGTAAAAGGATCATTTAGTAGCTTAGTGAAATGTTTGGCTTTGGATGCCTTAGATGCAAGAGCAGCAGTTCCAAAGTTTGATAGAGTTAGCATCGGCAAGAGTACCGAAGATAATTCTCTAATTGTTTGGGTTACTTGATTCTGAAATTCAGGGACTGTTGGTACTTCAACCTTGGGTATAAGGTTTAATAGACCTGCAGAGGTGTCTAAAAGACCGACACCCATAGCTAAAGCAGCCTTTGTATGTTCAGGTAGGTTTTCATTAAGCATTTCCTCTTGATCTTTATCAAGCAATACAGTGCCTACATTAATACCTGTAAACTCATCATCTGCTGGCTGTTCTGGTTCTGGTGTAACTGCTTCAGGTTGCTCCTGAATTGGCTCAATTTGTGGTGCCGGTTCTATGGGAGCCGTAGCTTCTATAGACGGCTGCTGAACTTGTGCGTCTTCCTGCATTATCTGTTGCATCAAGCGGTCATCCGTAGATAATTCTTGTTGCTTGATTGCCTCTAATTCAAGGCGTTGCTCTTCAGTTAATTCAGGAAAACCACTAGCTAGCTGGTTTTCTTCATTCATAGTTCTTAGTTAAAACCTAGATCATTTGCAATCCGCCTTCTCAAAGCTTCAAAATATCTGTATGGCTTTTTAGAGCCGCTGCCCCGTGCTGCAGGAGCAAGGAAATCAATCGAAGCTATTGTTCCATCAACACTACGAACGCTGCCTGTACCGCCCTGAATGCCAATTATCTGACCTTCAGAAATTGAGTCTCCTTCAGAGAAATTAGCTGGTTCTGCTAAATGACCGTATAAAACGTCAACAGGCTCGTCTGTAGCCGGATCTATTGATTCAATAACAATATAGTTTCCATAGCCAGAGCCGTCAGAGTTGTACTGAGAGTTTACTTCCTTTACTACGCCGGAAAGAACTGCAGGGAACTGCTTATCTTCAAAGAAGACATCAATTCCGGGTTGATTAGTGTCAAAGGTTACTTGACCCCTTGCTTGATCCCTAAAGGCACTGATAGGAACATCTTCAGCTGTTTGCCTAAGCGAAGATCTAACAGGTGCTTCCGCCAACCTTCCTTCTAAAATTGCCAAACCTCTTTCAATCCTTGGATTAGTACGGTTGACATTAAATAAGGCCTTTGTAGCAGGTGGAGCGTTCTCTAAAACTTGCTGCCAAGTAGTATCTTTTAGTTCAATGGGGTCTACATCTAATGCAGGTGCAACATGATTCACCCAATCAAGGGGTGACATCTTCATCTGATCTGCATGAGTTCTCACTTCCATTGGCACATTGCCAGTTGCTTCCATTTCTCTAATGTATTCTCTATATCGAGGTTGATTCAAATAAGGTGTAATTATGCTGGGATCACGCTGGTTAGGATTTAATGTTGAATAATATTGAATACCATCTCGATTAAATTTAATTGATTGCTGAATCCTTTCTCTTTGATCGTTTAGTCGATCTGCAAAGGTAAAACGTCCATCAGTAACAGCATCTGGGCGATCCAATGCACTCTCTATTTCTTTTAAAATAGACGCAGTTGCAAAATTTTTGGCATCTACAGGCGACGTACCTTCACTTAATAAACGAGAAAATTCTGCGTTCCTTTTTCGGGTCCAGTATTCAGCATAGTTGCGTACACTATCGTTAAAGTCGCCCTCAGGTGATGCTTTTATTTCAGGGTGTGCTCGAAGCAATGATTTGATCTGCTGATCAACCTGTAGCTTTTCAGGTGACTGATTAAAGTCATCCAACACCTTAGCTTGTGGTAACCATCGACGTAGCATCTCATCAGGTAGTCCTAAAGATAAAACGTACTGCTGACTAAGGTTTCCAGAAACACTTAGCTCAGTTAGGATCTTATTCATCTCATCACTGGCTTTAGACCAACGTGATTCAGCTTTAAATTTTTCAAATTCAGGTGGCGAGTGACCAGCACCAATTTGAGAATAAATAAGTTCTACTTGTGAAATTTCATCCTTAGTAATCTGACCATCAGCAGATAACTGCTCCATCAGCAGTGCAGCCTCTGTTTCAACACCTAATTTATAGTTAGCATCTGCTACGCGGTAATCGTCAAGATTGCGCCTTTGCAGTACTCTGACGTGATCTTTTAATGCATTAGCTTCAGTAACAAACTGATCTTCAAAACGAGGAGAACCTTCAATACCACTCATTGGTAACTTTAGAAATGCCTCGATATCTTCAATAGAGCCATTGCTTTTGAGAAATTCAAGAGTTTCTGTTCTAGACCTTCTAGATTTCAGATTAGAAAGATTTGAATTTAAACCTACAACACCTTGGCTATCAAATAAATTTTTTAAACTACGTTGAGTTTCATCTTTAAGTTGCTGCTCACGCTCAGTACCACGTTGTTGTTGGAATTGAGAAAGAATAGCCCTAGATTGACTAGCAACAGTAGGATTGTAATGAGCAGCTAATGATTCAGCAGTATAGCTTTTACCACTGTAATTACTGACAAGTTCAAAATCCTTTGAAGCAAAAGCGTTGTATGCATCAATAAGTTGTTGCCCAGAAAGATCAGGATTTTCTTCAAGTAATTGTGCTTTTACTTCAAGCCATCTAGATGTATGTGTCTGTGCTTGATTTTTTAAGACATAGACATTATTTGTATACTCACGACTACCTCTATTTTCATAAATTGTAAATAAAGCTTGTTTAACATCGTCACTAGCGTCACCTTCTAAAAAGGTTTGGACCCATTCGATATTATTAAATTGGGCTTTAGAAAGACCAGAGTCAAGCTTATAAATTTGCTGCATACGATCAGCAGTAATACCAGCTTGCTGGACTACTAGGTTTGCTGCATCAACTCTATCTTTTTGAAGTTTGTCCCTAATCTGTCCGCCAATTTCAAAAGCACTTTTAGAAAAATCAGCAAGGTCATCGTAGAGCTTGGTCTGAGCTTTAGCTTTCAGCTCATTTTCTCTAAGGGTTGCTTTGACATTACGTTCTTCAGCATCAATAAACTGCTGTCTATTATTAGTTTCTAGGTCAAAGTTAGTTTGCCTATTGAGTTCTTCTTGACTTTGTGCAAATTGTTGTGCCCTAAGATAAATCTCTCTGTTGCGTTGTCGGAAGTTAGCATTCTCCTTAAGCGCATTTACAGTACGAGTTGTTTGCTGCAGAATTTTAGGGACTTCATCTGGAACCTTTATTTGACTCGCACTGAAACTACCTTCAGATGCCTTCTTTTTATATTTAGACATAGAATTTAATCAGACTTATTTTTTTTGTTGAATGCATCTATAATTCCAGGGACATATGGCATTGCACCAGAAGCACCTGCCAACCAAGGACTCGAATAAGCAGCTGCTGCTGTATAGGTTTCTGGTGGTTGTGTGGGTTCAAAAATGTCTTGGTATTCAGGACGAGGCAATGCAAGAGGGGCACTGATTGGTGGGAGTGCATCTGGATACAGCATCATTTGAGCTTCAGCCTCAAGATCAGCCTGCATTCGAGCTTGTTGAATTTGCTGAAGGACAAACTTATTCCTCATATCGATGTTCTCTCGTGTTGCATCAAAAGCCAAAGAGTCTGTAGCTTTAGCAGCATCTAATTTAGAAGTCTCGATATTGAACTGATTAATGGCAGCATTCTTAGAAGCTAAAACCATAGTTTGATCTAGGATCATTTGGTCTTCTAGAGCACCTAAATTCAAACTAATTTCATTTTCAGCAAACATTAATGTATTTGCGATAGCAGATTGACGAGCACCAGATTCAGCAAGAACACCAATCATTGCTTTAGCAGCGGAACGACCCTGACCACCAGCAGCACTAATTTTGCCTGCAGCCTTCATACCTTCAACGATGGCATTCTGAGTACTGATCTGACTTTCAGCTCTAATAGCATTTCTTTTTATATTTAAAGAACCCTTACTCTTTTGATAGTCAAGTTTACTAGACGCCTCATTAAAACTAGCATCAGCAAGTTGCTTAGCTTTTGAAAAATGAGCGCCAGTTGTATTGCCAAAATAATCAAGTAGTGAATAGGTCTCATCAAACATCAATTCACTGACAGCCTCCTGATGCGCTCTAAGCTGCTGTCTTGTCGCAGATTGTTCTGCAACAGAGTTAAAGCCATTTTGTTTAAACCTTTGTTCAGCTGACTTCTGGAAGGCACGATTTATCTGTGATTGCTCATAGTCTCGAATTGCAAGCCGATCTTGATAATCGATCTGCATCGAAGCTTCTTGATAAGCAATATTCCGGTCGTCGTTCCGCTTGCGGATTTCTAAACCGTCAACAGCAAAATCATATTTGCGTTGAGTCTCATCCCAGTTATATTTATCTACTTTTCTATTATGATCTTTTAGATCTCGTTGTGCTTTGTCTGCATTGTTATTAGATTGTTGTTGTTGACCAAAGCCAAAAATGCCACCAATAACAGCACCAGCAATTGCTCCTAAAACCATACCTATTTCCTCTGATAAAAACGTGGTGTGTAGTTGCCTTCCCACATCATTCCATTTACGGCAACAGGAAATGGTGAGTTATTAAACATACGGATATCTACGTTTTCTGTACGTTGATGTAATGGCACCGTAAAAATGTTTTGATTGTCAAGGGGGATATCATTAGCAATATATGAATTAGCAGTAATCACAGGGTTGACAGCAAACCATTCGTCAATGTAAAACAAAATTTCAGAATTAGCAGCTGGTGCATTAGTAAAGGTAATCTGTGTATCACTAGTAAAGGTAAAATCAACAGAACGCACACCATCAACAGAAACTTTCACGTCAGTTTGTTCTACATAAATCAGTTCATTTTTATTAAAAGAAAAGGCTTTAGTAGAACCATCTCCTGTGAATGAAACTGTATAAGGTAGACGGCCTTTCTGCTTTAATTTAAAACTCATTTCACCTGACAAACCTACTGAAAACTTCATCCTAGCTAAGGTTAAGTTAGCTGTAAAATCAGTTTGTCTAGGATCAGGTCGATAGTAAGTTTTAGGAAGACGAACATCAAAGTTATATTTAAAACCAACGATGACATCTGATGCAACACTGGTAAGATCTTCATTAGGTACAATGAAGTAGTGTCCAGTGCCATCAGAACTTCTTTCTGGAGTAATTGTAAATCCTGATTCAACTAAATCATTGAGTGGTTGAGGTGGGGGAGCACCATCAAGATACTGAGTATCGTCCAGACCACCTTTAATAAGCAATACAGGGGATAAAGAGCTAATGTCGGTATAGGGTAGATAGCATTTACTCAAGTCATTAGTTGAGTCGTAAACAACACTGCTAGCAACAGCATATAAATCCATGCATGGATTGACCTTGTTACCGTCACTATTGACAAGAATTGCTTGTTCAGGACTTTGGCTTAGAGCTGCTTTGGATAAAACAAGTTGAGTGCCCTCTCTTGTAACTGCATACATATCATCTTGGTCAATGATGCAAAACTGAGTAAAACCAGGCATAGTCCAATTAACCCACGATTCCATCAAATTCTCTTTACCATCATTGTAATAACGGAAAATATAAATTTCTTTAGAAGTTTGATCAGCCAAAACAAGCATAGAATTTTGAGGACTTGCAACGATTTGATCAATGTCAGGAGAAATCCATTCTTTTACAATCCTCGATAAATCAAGTACTTGAGGAGGTTCTTGTTGTCCCCTTGTAACCATACTAAATACTCTTGTATAACCAGGAGTCTTACTGATAAAATTGATATTCGTACCAACATCAACTGGATCAATATCTGAGTCCATTTCGTAATTTGAAATAGCTCGAATGGTTGCCAGAGAAGGTGTTAAAACTCCACTGTCTGAAAACAATATAAACTGCTGCTTAGCAGAAAAAAGAACTACACCTTGTGCAGTTGGAAGAACTGAATGTAGTGAGGTTGGTCGAATGGAAGAACAACTTAAATCTACTGGATCGGAATCTAAAGATGTCTGTGCAGATTTAAAGTAGAAATTAAAGAAATCACCACTTTGGCTGAGACAAACATCTTCTTTAGAAAGAAAACCAAGACGATTATTGTGAAAGAAACCATTGGTAATCTTTTGACCAACAAAACTTGGGTGACTGTTAGTGGTATCGTCACCAGCTAATCTGTTAGTATAATTGATTTTTCTAAAAGTAAAAGTATTTAGACCTGTATTAACCAATTCATGTGGCATTGTTGTGTTGTCAAGTCCAGCTGATACGCCAGGAGCTATACACTCCTCCCAGTAACCGCGACCACTTACACCATTATCAGCAACAAACTTTGCGTAATAATCATCTAGAGAAGTTGCAGTATTGACAATTTTAACTACACGACCATTTTTCGATTCAATAGGTAATAACCCAATACTAGATACTTCATCCTGAAAGGCGGTCAGTCCTTGGTTATTTAGACCACCACGGGCACTGAGTGTGAAGGCAGTATTAACACCGCTTACAACACGTTTAATATCAAGACTAGATGTACCATTTCTAGATACAGTCCATGTACCTGTAAAATCAGAATTATTAGCAGATTGCTGTGCAGTAATTAAAGCTTCAATAGATTCCTTTAAATTATGATTAGTTTTATCAGTCAGAATATCGTCAAACGTAAAGTCGTTTGCATCTGATGTAGTAACAGCATCAAGACCTTGGAGAGTAACAGTATACTCACTATCCGGGGATGCAGTAGATAGAACAAGGGTTCCATCAACACCTGAGGTTTGCGCAGGTGCTGCTGTAGCGGCTACAACTTGATTAGTGTTAATAACAATTGTAGTATCTTGTACAGTAACAAGTTTAAGGGATTTTCTAGATACTGAAATGTACGGAACAGTACCACTTTCATATGTAATTGCAGCTTTAACCCCAGTTAACGCATTCCAAACTTCAATGTTTGCAGCTACTCCAGGATAGTTGAATCCAAAATCACCACCATAGATTCTACCAATATAGATTTCATCGTCATCTCTATTAATGTAGAACCATTTGCACTTAGCCCCTGGAGTATTGTCAACAAGATTAGCTATATGTTTGAACCCAGGTCTTTTTGTTAATCCGTATGTAGCATCAGGAAATCCGTTATAACACTCTCGGACCTGACCTGGCAGCATTTTATCATCTGATTGTTTAGATACTCCACCTAGATAGTTAGAGATGCTTTGAGTAATTGCTGGCATTTATCGATAAAGTGCGTTGTAAGGTTGGTAACTTTGATAAGCATTTGTATCACCAGGGTGTCCAAAGAATGTGTAATCGCCTTGATTACATTCATACTCCATAGCCATGGCTCTTGAAAAAGCTTCTTTTTGCTGCAAGATTTGATATTGATTAGGATCGCCTACAAGTCTTGAGGATGTACATGCAGCTGCTTTATTGACAATATAGTCTGCGATTGGAGTCGGGACATCAACCCAATCAAAAAGCCAAGTTAAATCACAAAGAATGGGATTGTCAAACTGATAGGTGTGTTTAACTTTGTTGTACAACTTACCGCTTCGTTGAACCACATCAAGCTCTACATTAGAAGCATTAATAGAAGCATCCAATTGCAAAACATTATTTGGGATGAGGATTTCTTTGTTTGTATCAGGAGTCATTTCATAATGAAACTCCTTATTGAATGACCATCCTTCCGCCTGTACTTCCCGCGAGACTTCAAGCAAAGTCTGATAGGCAATCGCAACGTCCGGGTTGGTTTGATCTAGGGTTGTCACAGGCGCTTGACCACATGACTGTAGGATTTGATTTACAGCTGGCA